TGGTTTCATTGTGCTATGAAGCTTACTCTTTGAAGGTTTATCAAATTCCCATACTGTAGTTTCTTTTCTGCCTGCATACCAATTATGCCTGCCTTTTTTCTTCCACCCAAATAGGCAAGGCTCATGTTTCCATTGATATGGACTGCGCCCTAATACCAAGGATTGCTTTACCCACTGGCACACCCCTGAAAGATAAAAGTTAGCATCCTGAAAAGCGTTTCTGAAAATATGTCCTTTAGTATCTGCGTGGAATACATATATTGAAGCGTCATCTGCCATATTGTTTTCCATATTTTTAAATGCCTCTAAAAGAAATTTATAAAACTCGTCATCCTTTAAATTATCATTTTTAATTGTGCCTTGGCTTCCATCATAGCATACACCGTAGGGAGGATCTGTAACCACAAGATTTGCTTTTCTACCATCCATTAAAGCCTCATATGTTTCAGCTTTAGTACTATCCCCGCAAATAAGCCTGTGTCTTCCAAGCAGCCACAAATCTCCCTGCTTTGAAATTACAGGTTCTTTTAAAGCATCTTCAACATCAAAGTCATCTTCTTTTATTTCCTTGTCATGAACATTGCTAAACAGTTCTTCTATCTCCGGCGGTTCAAAACCTGTAAAGGAAACATCATAATCTATACTCTGCAAATCCTTAATAAGTTCAGCAAGAAGTGCTTCATTCCACTCTCCGCTTATTTTATTAAGTGCCACATTCAAAGCCTTTTCTTTTGTTTTATCTATATCAATAACAACACAATCAACTTCTGTATAGCCTAAGCTTTTTAAAACCTTCCATCTTTGATGACCGCCAATAATTGTAAGGTCTGAATTTACAATAATAGGGTCTACATATCCAAATTCAGTTAAACTGTTTTTTATTTTTTCATATTCCTTATCACCCGGCTTTAAATCTTTTCTCGGATTATATTTAGCTGGTATAAGGCTGTCTATTTTTAACTTCCTAAACTGCATTTTCTTAAACCTCCCCAAACCTTGATTTTATATAACAGCTATGACTGCAGTATTTTCTATTTTTATTTCCATAAGAGCTGAACTCTTTTCTGCAGTAGGCACAGGTGTATTTATAAACAGCTGTATCCTTTTTGTTTCTTTTATCCTGATTGTTTTTCCACCAGATTCTCCTGCATTCTTCACAGCAGAATTTCCTTGTTCTCCCTTTTTTCTGTTGTTTTAATTTCTTACCACAGTGAAGGCATACAAGATTCTGCTTTTTCATCTCTTCAATGTTCAAACTTACTACAGAAACATCACCGCAAAGACCATTCCTTTTACAGTAACTTTTTACTGAATCTCTTGATAAACCAAGAACTGCTGCTATTGCTTTATATCCTAAACCTTTAAGCCTTAGTTCATGAATCTGCTGTTTTTCCACCTCAGTCAATTTCTTTATGCCTCCTTTCTTTTTTTGCGATAAGATTAATGTAAAATTTTAAAAAAACACCTTAAAAATACTTATAAAATACTGTTTAAACTTAATTTTTAGATAGTTTTTATATAAACATCAAAAGCCTATAAATCCTTGTATTTTCAAGGTTTACAGGCTTTTATCTTCTGATTTTTTACAGATACTTATCTGCACAATATAAAACAGCTTGATTACTGATTTTCCAATGGTTACAACTGTTTTTTTATGAAATATATGCTACCCCCCTTATTAAATTCTGCGAAATTTCGTGCGAAGGGAGCCGCCCGACGTAGGGGGTTCAAGTGGTGAGGATAATGATGCCCCTCCCTACCCTTGCTCAAAGAATTATCAACAGATTATCAACAAGTTATTAACATACCTTTGTTGATAATTTTAATAAGAGTAAACTCGTCCTTTCCTTCCCCATCTACCGTCTTCACTTGCAGTCTTCCTATCATGACAGCTTTTGCATAAACTCTGCCAATTGCTCTCATCCCAGAACAACCTTTCATCACCTTGATGAGGTTTAATGTGGTCAACCACTTCAGCAGCAGTAACAATACCCTTTCTTTTACACTCTTCACACAGTGGGTGTTTATGCAGAAACTGTTTCCTAAGTCTTCTCCACCTGCCGCTGTTATAAAGGTATCCGTAAGGTCTGCAGGTTTTATTGTAGTTTTTATCCATTTCCTTTTGATGTTTCTCACAGTACCTGCCGCAGGTAAGTTCAGGACAGCCAGGATAACTGCAGGGTCGTTTAGGTTTTACTGGCATATATATCAGTCCTCCCAAGTTATGTTTTTACATATGAAAACCACCACAGTTTTTCTGTGATGGCTTCATCTGTTTTTTTACTTCGTCTATTATAATACTACTACGGATACAAGGGTATCTTTCAATGTCTTTTAGTGTCCTCTTTAATAGATATCTAAATTCTTTTTTCCTAATTATAATTTAATCAGATTTTAATACTCTCTTTCTATCACATTTACTCTCATCTTTTGTTTTTATTCTAAAAATTTCCGTTTTTAAAATAGTTTTTTTAGTTTTTTTACAATCAGAACAGATATAATTATAATTTGGTACATAGTTACATGACATTACTTCTGTACCACAAAATATACATCTAGGGTAGTATCTAGCTTGTTTACCTTTTTGTTCAATCCTAATCCCGTCTAACAAAGCTTCTTTATAACTCATCTTTCTAATCCTCCAATTATAATATAAACACATTTTGATACTCTCTTTCTATCACATTTACTCTCATCTTATGAAATATTTATTTCTTTTAAAGCTTTATCATGAATACGAAATATATGCTGTAAACTGTATCCCATATCAACAGCAATCTGTTCCCATGTTTTAAAACAGAGATATCTAAGTTCCAATAGAGTCTGATATTCTGTATTATCTATTTTTCTAATAACTGAAACAAACTCCCTTTTTAAATCCACAAGAATATCAATATCTCTATTTATTTCATTTTCTAAATCAACTATCTTAGCTATTATATCCTCCATAGAATGTACATTACGAGTTCCACTAGGTGGTGTATCGCTTAAAGTAGATGTAGCTTTTGTAGCTAATGCTCTTAAAGATACTATCTGCTCCAATTTACTATTAATTCTTTGGTCTATACGATATGCCAGTGATAAATATTCTTTGGATGTCATACTAAATCTCCTCCTTTAGCCAAGGCATTTTATTGTCATAATAGGACTCTGCAATATGCATTTGTGTACCTTTATCTAAGGATTTAATCCTTTTAAAAGTTAGCTTCTTTTCCTGCTGAAGCTGCTGCTTAGTTTTATAAAAACTGCAACTTAGCTCATCACATTTTTTAACATTTAGCACACTGCATTTCCCTTTTCTTAAGGCAAAACAGCTATTTATTACTTTTTTCTTTTTAAATTCCTTTATTCCATTCCCAACAGCCTTTGCAGCTGTAGGATCTGAGTATGCTTGTCTATCGGCCATTTACAATTCCTCCTTACTTAGGGAGTACATGATACCTAGTTATATATATATTTCTTTTTTATATAATAATATTTTTATATATACTATATCTTGTTATATAAAAGGTATATACATCTTAGACATCTTGTACCCCGTTGATTTTACTTGCTTTTAATCTTGTACCTATGTTGAACTGATATAGAACCCATCTTGTACTTACAGTTTCACAAATATCCTATATTTCTTCCCATCAATTTTTTTATCTATAGTTTTATAACCGAACCTCTTGGTAATCTGTCTTGAAAATTCTATATGACTTAAAGGCTGCAGATTATTATTTAAGCAAAACTCCAAATAATTCTTATAGACATTTTTCGTTGGCTCATTTTCCACTTTTGTTTCATATTCTTCATAGAATTCAATAATTGGATTGTTGGTCTTCTCATATTCTTTAAGCTCATGCTCCACTTGTATGGATTTTGTGAACTTTTTATTTTGTAGGATTCTTTTAAGCCCCTTTAAACCCAGTAAAATCAAATATTCCATTGACTCTTTTGTCCTTAATTCATATTTAATATCTGGTCTGAAATCAGGATCATCTGCTGTAAACTTTGCCTTAAACGGAATTATAAGAAGTCTTCTTTGGACAGCTCCTGTTTTATCTTTAACCCTTGGAACATTATTTGCTGAAAATAAAAGCTTGGAATAATTATTAAAATCAAAAGGGTCTTTGCCTTTCCTCTCTGCATTAACTCTATCCCCTGTAACAAGCTTCTTAAACATTGAAGGCTCTGCAATAAATTCATCTCCAATATCGTCACCAATATTTGCAAGCTTTCCAAATAATTCTGCTGTTTTAAATCGCTCTCCCAACTCCTTTAAATCAAGAGCTGCAATATTAGAAATACCTATAAGTGTAGTTACCATATCCAAAAATGTTGATTTCCCATTTTGTTTTTCACCAGTTAAAATAAAAGCTTTTCCAATTTCATTTCTTCTATAAAATGTGTATCCTATAAGTTCTTCAAGCACACTTCTAATTTCAGCATCATTGCAGCTGATTTTATCTAAGGTTTTATCTGCTAATTCGAAATAAGCATTTGGGTTATAATCCCACGGAATTTTGTTAGTGATGATAAAATCTGGAGAATGTTCTATAAAAGAATCATCTATTATGTTATAAATTCCATTGTTAAATGCTATGCGATTATAATCTTCAAAGCTTGAAATAACGTTATTAGTAATAAGTTCTAGGTAATTTATAGTTTCATTCCTCTTTGCTTTATTAAGCTCTGGTAAATGTTTAATCATAGCTGATTCTATTTCTAAGTAGTTACTTATATAAACACCATCTTTGTATATATGAAGTTGATTGTTTATCTTTATAATATGTTTCTCATCCCTTATAAATCTTGCAAACTGGTCATGAAGAAATTTTGACTTATGATAAAAAGACTGTTTTAAAAATGCCTCATCACGAAGTATTGTATCTATTTCTCTTTGTTCTAATGGGTCTTTTAAAATATATTTATTTATGATATTTATAATGTTTTTAATACTATCCTTACTAAAACCTTCTGATTGAAGGGTTAATATATAATTGAATAATGCTTGATTTCTTCCATCTCCTTCTTTCATATTTAAAAAATCCGGTGCTGTTTTTAATGGCCTTAGCCATTCTGGAAGATAGTCAACTTCATCTGTTTTGTTTAACCATCTTCTTGTTACCCCATTTACTCTCAATGGCACAATACAATTCTTTGAGCCAAGTCCTATGTCAATTGTTACTCCTAAAGGAGTCTTTGTCTTAATTTTTCTTGTTTTTAAATCTGTGTTTTTAAAATAAAAATGCATCCCTCTATCTGTCTTTAATATGCAGCATTTAATATTTAAATCTGTTATTATGTTTTTTACAATATCGGCTTCTTTCTTTAAATCAAAATCTATTTGAACAATATCATCTTGTAGTACTGCTCCGTAATCTTTACCTGTTTTTCTTATATAGTCATAACAATAAAATTTATTTCTATCTTTATATTCCTCTAAAGGTTTTTTACCTTTTAAAGGAATATATCCCTTAAAAATGTTCATAATTTTTCACCACCTTTTGGTAAGAAATACATAGTAAAAATATAATTTTTCTTCCCATTTTCGTATATATTTTGGGTTGTTTAGCCATCAAAATATATAGTTTTATTACTAAAAATCATCTTAAAATTAGTATTAAATTGTTTTAAAATAACCCCTTTTGGGTAGTAACTTCCCAAATTCCTATAATTTTTTATCTGATTTCACCAACAAAATCTTCAATTCTTTTCTTTGCTAAGTTTATATACCACTCCTTATCAAGGCGTCTTGGAACTCTTTTTTCTATAACACTGTCATTTACTATAAAACATCTATCAGGTGTATTTGCTATTTTTTCAACTCTGCCATTAGGCTTTACTTTAAATACACCTTTGTCATCTTCATTCTTTGATGCAAATACTCTTAATGTTTTTTCCTTTAAAGGTTTATCCCCATAAAGAGCATGAGAATATTTATAAGTAAGCTTTACAACCTTTTGAAACATTAAAAGCTCCTTACATGCCGTTATAGTTTTTTCTACTGGAAAACCTTCTATAAAATAATTCTTTAAAGCTAAGTTTATTATAGGCAGGTCATTATCAATACTATTTAGTTCCTTAACATAGGCACCTTTAGATTTAAAACTGCCGTCTTCTCTAATAATGATGTAGTTATTTACATCCTTTTGATATATCTTCTTAAAGATTTCAAAATCAAGTTTCATATAAGTCCTATCTTCCCACTCCATGCAGATTTCTTTAATTTTATCTAAATCCGATTTCCTTTTTATTTTTCCTATTAAACCATCAGTATTGGACTGAATTAAAGTCCAATGCGGTTCCAGCCTTTCTATTAAATCTAAAAGTAAAAGCTGTCCTGCTACGCATACATTATTAGCCTGTCTTGGGTCATAAAGGTTATTGTATTTGTATTTCATAGCACCATAGGTACTGTTTAGAACAATTTTATAAGGCTGCTGCATTGGGTTCTTTTCAGCCTTTAACTTTATACGTTCCTTATATATTTCTTTATAAAATGTTGGGTCTTCTACATTCCTTGATAAAAATCCATACTCTATCATCAAAGACGGGTAAAATGAAACTACATCTACATTTAAAAGAATTCCTTCACCTGTATATTTTTCTTTTGCACCATGAAGCCCACCCCATGCAAATACATGCGGTACACCACTTATATTTATTTCTAATGATTTATCATAATTGTGATTACTTGAATTTTTGTACCAATCAACAACCTCATTGTATTTATTTATTTTTAAATTATTTGGTATATTAAGTTCAAATTCATCACAGCGATTTATTTTATTGGCTTTTAAAATAACTGCTGCAAGCTGTGCCTTTGTTTTACTTATATATTTAAGCGGCAGTTTAAAAGCTTTAAGTAAAGCTATATGACTATCAAATTCCTCTTTTCTATGAAGAAATATTTCTATAGTCTGCTCAACATCATGGGTACAGTATTTTACTACTTCCTCTAATTCTTCTTCTGTTAACTTTCTATCTATTGAAAAGCTTACAGTGCTTTCTCTTATGTCATTTCCCATAAATCCTTCTAGTTCTTTTAAACCGTGAGTTGTTGTCATAATATCAAATTCATAAAGTTGAATTTTTTGAAATAGAGAACTATACTGCCAGCCTTGATTTTTTTCTGCTATAATGAAACTGGAGATACTATATGGGTTAAAACCGCAAAGGATACCTTTTAAAATATACTGATCATAATGATGGCTGTTATAGCCAATCCAGATATGTTCTTTATGTTCTTCATAAAATGATGCTAATTTCTTAGCATCATTTATAAAGACATATTTTTGATGATTAATAGGGTCTATTACGACGAAGAGCCAATCTTGCAGGAAAACCTCTGCGTCAAAGAATAGAATCATACCTATTAAACCTCAAATACTTCAGTAATTTTAAAAGTTTTAAATCCTTTGTTGGTTTCCCCATACTCTACTGCATATTCTAAATTGCCATCAATTGCTTCATGGATATCAAGTATCAAATCATAGTATTGTGAAAAACTTTCAAACTCTACTTCTATTCCAGCTTCAAGAGATCTTAAAAATTCATTAGCGTTATGAAGTCCGAAAGCTGTATTAATAACTTGGTTCATAAACAATATGGAATTTTGATATTCACCAGATAAGATTTTCATCCAGCAGGATAACATAGGTTTACCTGTCTTTGACTCTACAAGTTCCATTTTTTCAATCTTTACCTCATATGTTCCAAGAGGTACATCTTTATATTGTCCTTCTCCTGTTCCTACATTTTTTAAATCTTCCTTTAACCCCTTAATATCAAATTCCTTATCAAACTTTGCGAATAAATTTTTTGTTGCCATTATTATCTCCTCCTAAAATTTATTATTTTCTAGAGCGTCTGCTCTTTTTTACTGATTCTTCTTTAACTTCAGATGTTTCTAATACAGTTGTATTATCTACTGCTGCTGTATTATCAGAAGTATCTTTTTCTGCTTTAGAATAAGTTTTTACACCTTCCTGAGCATCTTCTAAAGCTTTCATGAATTCATCCTTATCAAGCTTTACTCTTGGAACTTTAAAATTAAATCTGCCGCCGCCGAAGATATTTTCTTTCTTTTCAAGCTGTAAATATCTTTCTTCTCCATCCATAAAGGCTCTTACAGTTAAATCTACTGTTCCAGCTAAAACATTAGCTATTTTTTCATTAATATTAGGTTTAATGGTTGTAAGCTTAGCTCCATTTTTTAGAGTTATTTCTGTAGTTACTTCCTTAGAAATATAAATAATTTGATATCCTAAGTTCTTAAGTCTTTTTATAGCTGAAAGATATTCAGTTCTAACCATATCCCATCCTTTACCAAAACCTGCATCCTGCTCATGGTCTATTCCTAACTTGTTATACATATAAAGCCTGCAGTGTTCATATAAGTCCTCAACTAAATCAATGCAAACTCTTTTGAATGTGTTATCTTTCTTTTCAAGCTCTGTAATAACATCTAAAAATACTTCCCAAGCCATTTTGACTTTCTTAAGTCTTCCTTCAAAAGTTATTTCATCAGCTATCCTTACAACTGGACTTGTTGTATTATCTGTATTTCCATCAGTATTAAGAAATAATAAATCATCAAACTGATCAACAAAAGTTGATTTTCCAACGTAACTGTCGGCATATATCCACATATCCGGATACCTGTCTATTTGCAGTTCTCTCCTAACATTTTGCGGTAATAACATATATGTTTGTCCTCCTTCACAATAACTTTGATATTCACACCAATCACAAAGTCTTGATGGTGTTTTTTCATATTCTTTTTCATTAATAATCTCCTGGCATCTTAGCTTAAATTCTTGAACCTTAGATTCATCATATGGAATTTGAATTACCTTAACTTCCATAGCTTCTAAAGTTTCATGAAGCCTTTTTCTAAACTGATATAAATCCTCAGTCTTCCTTTGCCTTATAGCTGTTTTAGGAATAAAAATAAATCCTATTTCCGATACCTTAAAGCCGAGTTTTTCTAAGTAATACCTATATAAGTGCAGCTGTTTTGACTCCAGATAATGCTCTATATTATTGCTGTATTTAAAGTCATAAATGCTAAGACTTCCATCCTGTGTTTGAATAATAAAGTCTACAAATCCTATAAATTCTGGGAAATCAATTTTAAATTCATATTTTTCTGTCGGCTCTTTATTATGAAGCATTGTATTTATTACAATCTGAGCCTTTTTTACTAATGATGTAAGCTTAATTACTTCATTTACATGAGCATCAGTAATAACTGGATACTGATTATAATAATATTGCTCCATTGCCTCTATACCTTCCTCAATCCCAAGATGTAAAGCTGAACCTGCAATTAAAGCATTATCTGCTGTTGGTGAAGGTATTGTTCTTAATTTGTCTTTATATCGCAGTTTGAATTGGTACTTACACTTTTCAAAGCATTCAACTCTGCTGTGGGAAAATTGCACATTAACACCTCCTCTGTGAGTTTTTTAAATTCTTCAAATCCTTTAGGGTATAAAATTATTCCAATGCCTCCTGCTGCATTTATGTTTTTTATGTTTAACTTTTGAAGTTCCGTTGGTTTTCCTTTTTCTGCTTTCAGCTCAATTGCTACAAAAACTCCATTTATACAACAGATTAAATCTGGAATACCGCTTCTTTGGAATCCACCACCAAAAACTTTAAAATACCATGTTTTTGAGAGTGTTTTTAAGTATTTTATAACTTTAGTTTGAAACTGTTTTTCTGTCATAACATCACCTTTTCAAATAGCTCTACTGTAAAATCCCGCCTTTGTTTTAATACTTCAAGTATCTTTTCTTCTATGCTGTTTTCTGTAATAAGATAGTAGTAAAAGCACGTCCTACTTTGCCCTATCCTGTGTATTCTCTTTTTTGACTGCATCCAAAGTTCACTAGATAGTGGAAGGCTGAAATAAATAATTCTATTTGCCTTCTGCAGATTAACTCCAGATGCTCCTGCTTGATACTGAACCAAAGTAATGCTGTTTGATTTATTTTCATAATTTTCAAGGTTTGTTCCATCTCCATTAATATAGGAAATGGGTCTATATATCTCCAAGCAGATGTTTTTTATAATCTCAAACTCTCTTTTAAAATTGTAGAAGATAACAAATCTATCATTACTGGATTCAAAGATATCTTTTAGCACCTGATGTTTATTTGAGTTGTAAATAGATGTTAACTGCCTTAGATACAATAACTTTGTAAGTGCTGAATCTCCTGCTAAGGTTTCACCATCAATCGTAATAACTCTGTCTTTTTTAAACCTTTTATATTCTGCTGTATTAGCAACACTAACTAAGGTTTCAATCTGCTCCGGCAGGTCAAATACTTCTTCTGTTTTCATAAATACTGCACCATGGGATTTTAGTTTTTCCTTTAACCTATCAACATTTTTATAGCCTTTTACAACTGGAATTTTAAATCCTCCAACATCAATCTTTTCTGTAATTGTGTAGTGATTATAAAAGGACTTTTTACTTATGCTCCATCCAAGAAGTCTAAGCTGTGACCACAGCTCCTCATATTTTCCACCTGTTGGAGTACCAGAAAGAAGAATTACATTTGCAGGATTAAGGCTTAAAATAAATTTTGCCCTGTTGGATGTTTCATTTTTGATATACTGCGATTCATCAAGTATTAATGTAAAATCCTTTAGCTTTTGTAATTGCTTCCTTCGCCATACCAAATCATAATTAATAATAATTACACTATTGGATGGTATGCTCTCTATAGGTTGATTCTTAAAAATTATAACTTTTAAGTCATAGTAGTTTTTAAAATGTTCTTCCCAATCTTTGATTTTGGACTTTTGGCAGATTAGAAGATTATAAGGTGCATTAAACTGTATAAGTTTTTGTGAACCTACATAGGTCTTCCCAAGACCCATATCCAAGTAATAGGCTGCTCGATTTAAATTTTTAGTTTGATCCAATGCTTGTCTCTGATGTGGATATAACTTTATTTCTATTTGTATCACCTGCTTTTTTATATAAATAATACACCATAAATGCTACTATTCAGTAGCATTTAATCTAAAAAAAAATAAATTATCAATAGATTCATTTGGAAAAGCCTTTCGAATTCCAATCAAGGTCTTAGTTCCTGCACCTCTTTTTCCAGATAAAATCCTAGATATAGTAGCTGATGAAAGTCCTGATTTCCTTGCTAACTCTCGTTCTGACCAATCATTTTGATATAACAACTTTCTAATGTATTCTAAATTAAGCATCATTTAAATTCATCCCCCTTTCTTGCTACCAATTAGTAGCTTTGTATTTATCCTATCATTCCATTATATGGTCTGTCAATATTTGCTTTAAAATATTTGCCATTTGGTAGCACTTATTGTATAATCTAAGTATAACTATAAAATTATATGTCAAAAATATTGGTGGTAAGGAGGTGTATATATGACTTTGGGTTCATATTTAAAAGAATTAAGAAATAATGCAGGTCTTTCTCAACGATCATTAGAAAAATTATCTGGTATTAGTAATGCAGAAATATCTCGAATGGAGACTGGAGAAAGAAAAAATCCTTCTCCTATGTCCTTAAAAGCTATTGCTCCTCACCTTGGAGTAAGCTATGAAGAACTGTTAGAAAAAGCAGGGTATATAAATAACCAGGAAGATCTATCCTCTTTGCACAAATATAATAACGTGCAAATGTTTGAAGAAAAGTTTATAGAAATTATAACTCCTAAACTCATTAAAGAGGGTTGGGCAGTAGAACCTTGTCCTCCTTCAAGCATCGGAGATATATTAGCTAAAAAAAGTGAAATCAAGTGGAATCTTTATTTTAAGTATATTGAAGACTCACCAAAGACCTCTTTTATAACTCGAGAGATTCTTTTTAACACCTACGGAAAATTAGCAGTATATGACGGCAACCAAATTACTAAATTTACAGTAGTAACCAATAACCAAAATTCATATAGTATTTTTGTTAAATTTGCTCCAATTAACTTAAAGATAAAAATATCTATTATGTTAGTTGATTTTGAATCCAATAAAATTTTACAAGAAATTGACATAAACTAAAACAACCTTCTGTCCAACATAGACAAAAGGTTGTTTTATGTTTGTCTCAATAATTTAATAGCTCCACTTACTACTTTCAAATATTAAAGTATTGAGTTCTTCTTTAATTTCTTTCCAATTTGGTATAAATTGCTCCATATACTTATTAAATCTTTCATTGTGATGTCTTTCCAATAAATGAACCATTTCATGAACCACAATGTACTCTAGACACCTTGGATTTTTCTTTGCTAGCTCTAAATTAATCCATATTCTTTTGGTAGAAGGATTACACGTTCCCCATTTGGTTTTCATTAACTTGACACCCCAAGAATCTACTTTTACACCTATAATCTTTTCCCACTTCTCTATTATCTTAGGAATTTGTAATTTTAGTTGACTTCGATACCATTCCATTAATACTTTCTCCCGCTGTTTTTGAGTAGCATCCTCACGTACATATAAATCAAGATATTTTTGATTTCGTATTTCAACTTTCTGCTTCTTATTAGTATATATAATGTTTAATAAATAACGCATACCCTGATAATAATGACTCTCACCTGACACAAATTCCCTTTCTGACTGTCTTTCCTGAGCTTGAAATTTAGAACGTTGTTTTTTTATCCATGTTAATTTAGAAATTGCAAAAATTCTAATAGCATCATCATTCATCTTATTAGGTACAGCAATTCTAACTCTTCCATCTGGTGGATGCACTGATAGATGTAAATTTTTAATATTCTTTTTAATGATATCAATATTAATGTCACCAATAGTAATGTTATCCAT